CTCATGGCGTAAACTATCACACTCTACCTAAGTGTGATCACCCTAACCGGTGCTAAAAGGTAGACCCATAGATGAGACACGGTAAGAACCCAAATAAAAAGCGTAAGCTTAATGAGTTCATTATTGTATCTCTTAAGTGGCTCGCGAATAGTTTAGGATTAAACTATAAGGAGACCTCTTACATTCTACGAGTCGCTAATAAAATCCTTAATGTACTGAATACTAGGGGTAAACCCGAAGCTATTAAGTATACTAAGGACCTAAGGTTAAAATTTACGAAAGTCATACTTAGTATAGACCCGGTAAACTTTAATCGCGGGGACCAATTATGGTTACCTAAAATCCTTATTCCTTCGATCAAATATATACAAGAGAGTAAAAGTTACCCTTTTATAAGGCTAATCTTTTCTTCTTTATATATTACTAGATCGTTAAGGTTGGATAGTGAGATATCTTTTGATACAATTGAGAAAGGGCCCGAATATATCGGTACTCCCCAATCAATGGATCAAGATATATCATTATTCCTAAAGGATTTAGGTGTGAATCTTGGACACATAGGTAAACCCCCTAAATCTTTAAGATTTAAGGAGTTTCATATGACATCTAAGAGTGGTCCTAATGGGCATGCCCTTTGGACTTCTTATATAGATGCCTTATCCTTAACTGAAGATCAGAAAAGATGTATTAATATCCTTTCTGGTAATCAGTTAGGACCTTTATTATCTAAGTTTACTTCTCTTTACCATCGTATCCCACAATTCTTCGATACCCGTAATCCTATCACTAGGATACCGGTTACTCGAAGGATTGCTAAGATCAATGATAAAGAAGGTAAAACTAGAGAGGTTGCGATTGCAGATTATTATACACAGTCATCTTTGATGCCTTTGCATAAATTTCTTCATCGCATTCTCGATAGTATTCACCAAGATTGTACATCAGATCAAACAAAACTATTTTATTCACTAGAAAATTCTATTAAGAATTCTTATCATAGTATAGACCTTAAGGCCTTTACTGATAGGTTTCCTATAGTAATTAACCATAGAATATTATTAATTTGGTTTGGTAAGGAATATGCGGATGCATGGAAAAGTTTAATGGTTGATACCCCATTTGTCTACCAAAGTTATAACATAAGTTATAACACTGGTACACCGATGGGTATCTACTCATCATTCAATTCCACTGCATTAGCTCATCATTTCCTTTTATGGAAGGCATGTAAAATGTCAAACCTTAAATGGAAAAGATCTCGCTATATGCTCTTAGGTGATGATATCGTTATTGCTAACGATACATTAGCTAAGAACTACCGTGTATTACTCTCTGAGTGGGGTGTTGAAATTCAACACTCTAAGACACATACCTCTCCTTATGGTTTCGAATTTGCTAAGCAAATCAGACTCCATGGAGTTAATGTGTCTCCCTTCCCTTTATCAGCACTATATGAGAGACGAACTGAAACTATCACTAGTATCGGTATCATCTTTCATGAGTTATCTTTTAAACGGTGGGGTCCAGAGTTGATGTCAGTCTTAGAGAGTTACTTAGTTAATGTATTAAGTTGGAATAGACCTAAATATAAGTCTTTCAAACCTATCATTAACTTAGTGATATCTTTACTC